GAGTTTTTAATTTATGCAGTACCTATGTTTCTTGTTGCTGCGTACTGGATGTTTCAGGTTCCAGCAATGATTGATGAAGTGGCTTACGATTGCAGAATATCCGAGATAAGCCCTGACGTACCGCAAAAAGTTAAGAAAGCTTGTAGAGAATTGCAGTCAATAAAAAAAGGAGATAGCAATGAATAGATTTGATGGTTATAACAGACACGACTTTCACTATCCAAATACTTCACGCGAGGCGTTTGGTAGCAGTTTTCAGCCTGAAGAAAAAAGATCTACAGGTAAGGAAGTTTTGTTTTATGGATTTGTTATTGCGCTGGTGCTGCTAAAGTTGGCAATACTATGAGCGACAAGGCGGTATGGACTATTATCAGCTTCATCATTGGCTTTGGTATTATCGGTATATTTTTTTTGGCAGTTTGGCTTATGGATGGTGATGATGAGTGATGAGTTTGATATGGCCAGTGATCTTGAGCAAGCGCAGCGTGATATAGCAATTAACGCAGCTCGCAAGAAAACTGTTTCAGCAGTAGCAACTGGACTTTGCCTTAGCTGCATGGTTCCTGTAAGTGATGGGCGTAGATGGTGCAGCGCCGATTGCCATGATGATTGGAGTAAGGCCAATGAGCGTTAAGACGTTTTATTACAACGCAGCAAAAAACAAGCAAGGCCTGTATGAGCTGATCGTATCTCTCGCAGCCGACAAGCTTTGGCGTTTTAGGATTGATGAGTTTGACGAGAAAACTCGAGAGCAAGAAAAGAAATACCATGCAATGCTTACTGATATAGCGCAGCAGTCAACGCATTTAAACATGACGTTTGGGCTTAATGACTGGAAACGATTATGTGTACAGCAGTTTCGAACTGACTGCATGGAAAATGACGTACCAAGACTGAAAGACTACTGGATCAGAAATGAGTTTAAGGTAGTGCCTTCACTAGACGGACGATCAATTGTGGCGCTTGGCGCACAAACTAGAGATTTTCCAAAGTACGTTGCAGCTGGATTTGTTGAATGGCTTTATCACTACGGCGCCGAGAACAATATCGAGTGGAGCGAGCCTGTTGAGTTTGATGAACGATATGCTAACTAAACAAGTTAAACAACCAAAACAAAAAAAGTGTATAATATGCAAGGGGTTATTCACTCCTTACAGGTCTATTGAAAAGTGGTGCAGCCCTACATGTGGTTATGAGCTGGCAAAAACTCTTGAAGAAAAGAAAAAAGCTAAGCAGAAAAAAGAAGTGCGTAGGGAAATCAGGGAAGCTAAGGTTAAGATTAAACCTAGATCTAAGTGGCTTGCTGAAGCTCAAGCGGCTTTTAACAAATACATAAGGCTGCGAGATGCAAAAGAACCTTGTATTAGTTGTGGTAGATACCACGAAGGACAATACCATGCAGGACACTATCGAAGCGTTGGTGCGAACCCTGAACTTAGATTCAACGAACTTAATTGTCACAAGCAGTGCCAGCCATGCAATACGCACCTTAGCGGCAATCTCATCAACTACAGAATCGGACTTATCAGAAAACTTGGACTGGATCGCGTTGTGGAGATCGAATCTAAACATGACGCACTGAAGCTGACGATAGATGAAATCAAAGAGATCAAGCAGCGCTACACTAAACTTTGCAGGGAGCTGGAAAAGTGAACATAAAAAGAATTGTATTAGCAGTTAGATTTGCATTGGCTGTGATGAGAGCTGAAAACAAGCGGCGCAATGGTTCAAGTCATTAAGAAAACTCGCATGATTGTTGGCCTTAACGAACACGGCAAGCGTGTTGGAGAAAGTCATCATCGCGCTAAGTTGACTGATCACGAAATAGATTTGATCCGTGATCTTTATGAGGACGGCATGAGCGTTAGTGAGATTGCCCGAAAATTTGAGATACAGAAATCCCACTGCTGGGATATTTGCCATTACGTTGTACGCTGCCAAACAGTAAGCAGGTTTAAAGAGATCGAGATCACAGTGATTGTGAATGAAGGCATTGAATGATTGAAATTGTTTACTGGTATATCACTTGCTACAAGGAAGCTTTCATCATTGGGCTGCTTTGTGGCCTTGCATTAAGGATTAAGCACGCATGAACTTACTACTTGGAATTATTAAATACCTTTACGCTCTATTCATCATAGGCGTAGCAGTAGTTTGTATTAAGCTAATGTGGAAAACTGTTGTATTTGCATGGGGATTGATATGAGAGATAAGCACAAGTGGGCAAGAGAGATCAAAGCTTATGCTGATGGTGATGACGTTGAGTATCAATGGCAGGATGATGATGGGTATTGGAGCGAATGGGCAATCCTAGAATCGCTTGTCATGTTTGGTGATAATAAATGCAAATTTAGAATTAAACCTAAAGAGCGTACAGCATATCTAAGAGTTGCAATTAAAAATTACAATCATGGTGGCCCAAACTGTTTTCATACTGAAGCTGAGAACTTTGAATTTCAAATGAGAGAATTGCACAATTTAGCTTTAGTGTTTGAAGAACACACTAACAAGCTTATTAGAGCTGAGGTTATAAATGACTGATAAAGTTATAAAGCTAACTGACAAGCAAGAGATGTTTGTTAAAGAATATCTGATAGATCTTAACGCTACACAAGCGGCTATTCGTGCTGGTTATAGCGAAAAGACAGCGTTTTCTATTGGTTGTGAAAACCTTAGCAAACCTTATATAGCCGATGCAATAGCTTTGGCAATGGACGAGAGGGCTAAAAGACTAGATACTTCAGCTGATGGAGTGATTAAAGATTTAGCATTGTTGCGTGATATGTGTATGGGACGGCTGCCTGTTACTAGAACCATAATGTTTAAGGGCAGTGAAGATGAACAGGCTGTGCCAGTTGAGATTGAGGGTAAGCTATTTGAACCAGCAGCAGCAAAAGGTACGCTAGAGTTACTTGGAAAACACCACAAGCTGTTCACTGATAAGATTGAGCATGGTGGTGAGATGGAAATTAAACTAGCGCAGCGCTTACAAGCTGCACAAGGATCAGCAAAAATTGAATCAACGGATTGATCTTGAGCTACAGCTAATAGACTTTGTAGGTGGATTCACACACGATCCACTAGGCTACGTTAAATCTGCATTTGAGTGGGGCGTTGGAGAACTTAAAGACTTTGATGGCCCTGACGATTGGCAGATCGAAGTGCTTACTGAGATTGGCAATAAACTCAAGGCTGGTAAGATCAATTTATCCGAAGCGATACAGATAGCTATTGCTTCAGGCCACGGCATTGGCAAATCAGCATTGGTATCATGGATCATTCTTTGGGCAATCAGTACTCACGCTGACACAAAAGGCGTAGTTACTGCCAACACTGAGAACCAATTAAAAACTAAAACATGGGCTGAGCTTGCCAAGTGGAAACGGCTTTGCATTAACGAGCATTGGTTTGAGCTGACAGCTACCGCACTATTTGCAAAAGATAAAGAACACGAAAAGACTTGGCGCATTGATATGGTGCCGTGGAGTGAGCGCAACACTGAAGCGTTCGCTGGCTTGCATAACAAGGGCAAGCGCGTGCTAGTTATATTTGACGAAGCTTCAGCTATTCACGATAAGATTTGGGAAGTTTCTGAAGGCGCGTTGACGGATGATAACACTGAAATTATTTGGTGCTGCTTTGGAAACCCGACACAAAACGTAGGCAGGTTCCGTGAGTGCTTTGGTAAATACAAACACCGCTGGTTCACTAAGCAGATTGATTCTCGGACTGTAAAGATGACAAACAAAACGCAGCTTCAAAAGTGGGTTGACGATCATGGCGAAGATTCCGACTTTGTGCGCGTGCGTGTACGCGGCGTGTTTCCTTCAGCTTCAGCAAACTCATTGATTGGCCCTGAAGAAGTTGAGCTTGCAGTCAAGCGTTACTACGACAAATCACAATACGAGCATAGCGCAAAGATTTTAGGCGTTGACGTTGCAAGGCAAGGTGATGACAGCTCCGTTGTTTGCTTACGACAAGGGCTTGTATCCTATCCTATGCGTGAGATGAGAATACCTGACACTATGCTGGTGGCCAGTCAAGTTGCCCAAGAGATCAACAAGAATCAAGCTGACGCTATCTTTGTTGACGGATCAGGCGGCTACGGCGCTGGCGTTATTGATGCACTAAGGCAAACAGGCTATACGCCAACTGAAGTACAGTTTGCTGGCAAGGCATTAGATATTCGCTACTTCAACAAGCGCAGCGAAATGTGGTTTGAGATGGTGAACTGGATTAAAGCAGGTGGCGCAATACCTGACGATAAGGATCTCATTGAAGAACTATGTGCTGCCACTTACACCTATCAAGGCGATAAATTCAGGCTATGTGCTAAGGACGATATTAAGGAAATCATTGGCAGATCTCCTGATAAGGCTGACGCGCTGGCATTGACGTTTGCTTACCCTGTTGCACCACTTACCAAAACACTTATTCCTAGACGTTCGGATAACACCAAACGTAGTGAATATAATCCGTATGAGAAAATGTGATGATTAAAACTGGATTTTTGAATATCCGCGATCAGTGGGTTCAAGACTTAATTTACAAGCATATAGTGCCTGAAGATATACAAAAGGGTTACACAAAGCTTGATTGTTTAAATTTTATTCAGGATGAGATCTACGCAGGAAATCAGGTTTTGATAGGTAATGATGAAGTAATACTTCGTTGCGTGTTACCAAACAAGCACGTTGTTGAACCTCACATACTTGGCAATGGTATTTATATTCGACAAACAATTGAAGAAGCCATTGTGTTTGCGCGTGACAACTCAGAAATGCAGCGCATTGTAGTATGGACGCATTACAAATCAATTGGGCGTATCTTAAAAGGATGCGGTTTTGAACTAAGCGCAACACTTGAGAAGTATTATTTAAACTCTAGTGGACTGCACGACTTACTTGGTTATACGAGGGAAATAAAATGACACGATTCAAACTGTTCTTAGCTGTGTTCTTGCTATCACTATCAAGCCTAGCATTTGCTGGTGGCGGCGGCGGTAAAGGCGCAGCTCCAGCTGCACCACCACCACCACCTGAACCACCACCAACTCCAGCTGCAATCAAAACACCTGAAGTTGAAACGTACAAACGCCGCAATCGTCAAGCTGGCGCAATGGGTACAGGCGGCACAATGATCACTACAGGCGATGCAACTGCTCCTGAAGCTGGCGTTGCACTTGGCAAAAATACTTTACTAGGTAGCTAATTATGGCAATGATAGGCCAGCAAGGCGGTTATTATGGAATGGGTGGCTATCAATCAAATGATAGCCCTTATGGAATGGGATCTCTTGGGCAAGCTATACGCCCTGATCCGCTGGCCTATAAACCTGATACAAATAAATACCTAAACGATTTTAAAGTAAACTCACTTGGAAATCTTGTTGGTCAATATCAAGGCAAGCCAACCGAGCTTAATGGCGTTCGCTTAGATTTAAAAGCAATCAATGCTTATGAAGGCACAACGCCAACAGTAAACAAGCTTAAAGTAAATAACGAAGGCAAGCTGTTTGGCAACGTTACTTACGAAACTGCCAACCCAAACTACGGCAAGTATGTTCAAAGACAATCTCCGTATATGTGGGGAAGTTTTGGCGGAATTGATAGCAGCAAGACTGTAAGCCAAACTAAGGAAGTTGAGCTGCAAGGATTTCAGCTAGACATGGCAAACATATCAAAATCTCGTCAAGGCAATATTCCTAACGAAAATAATATCTATCTACGCATGGATGAAGGCGGATTGATTGGCGATATTCAGGCTATTTGGGAAGGCAACAAAACATTTACTGCTGCAACTGGCCGTCAAATGATTCAGCAAGAGCAAGCTCCACTAGGTGATCGCTTGTCGCGCAAGGGAAGCGCTAGAACACAAACAACACTTGGCGGCGCACCAACTTCAGAAGCAGCTGGTACAGTAAGATCAGATCCAATTGCGCTAAGACAACAAAAAGGAACTATCCTAACATGAACGAAAACACACCACGCCAACGCTTACTGAAACGTAAGACGGCATTATGGAATGAGCGATCAAGCTGGATTTCGCATTATCGTGAGATCAGCGACTACATCCTTCCGCGTTCAGGCCGTTTCTTTGAGCAAGATCGCAATCGCGGTGAGAAAAAGCACAATAACATTTACGATTCTACTGGCACAAGAGCGCTTCGCGTACTTGCTGCTGGCATGATGAGTGGCATGACTTCACCTGCAAGGCCGTGGTTTAGATTGGCAATTGCCGATTCTGATCTGATGGAATACGATCCAGTCAAACTTTGGCTGAATGAAAACGCTAAGATCATGCGCGAAATCTTTGCACGTTCTAACACTTACCGCGCATTGCACATGATCTACGAAGAACTTGGTGCGTATGGTACAGCTGCAAGCTTCATGCGCCCTGACTTCAATGACGTATTGCGTCACTACACAATGACTGCTGGTGAATATGCAATCTCATCTTCAGCACGCGGCGAGATCGACACAATGTATCGCGAAGTGCCAATGACAGTTGCACAAGTGGTGCAAGAGTTTGGCTTAGATAAAGTAAGCAAGGCTGTTAAAGATCAATACGAGCGCAACAACTTGGATCAGTGGATCACAGTTATGCACGCAATTGAACCGCGCAAAGAGAATGATCGTGATATTGGTAAGCGTGACGCAAAGAACATGCCGTTTAAATCATGTTACTTTGAGCTTGCTGGCAATGGCGATGAGATGTTATCTGAAGGCGGTTATAACTACTTCCCTGTACTTGTGCCGCGCTGGTCTGTATCAGGCGGTGACATTTATGGTAACAGCCCTGCAATGGAAGCGCTTGGCGATATTCGTCAATTGCAACACGAACAGTTGCGTAAAGCGCAAGGTATCGACTATCAAACCAAGCCACCACTTCAAATGCCAGTGACAATGAAAGGCAATGAGCATGATTCCTTGCCCGGCGGTATTAGCTGGTACGATCCAAGCTCACCAAACGGCGGAGTTAAAACACAGTTTGAAGTAAACCTAAACTTGCAGCATTTGTTGGCAGATATTCAGGATGTTCGTGAGCGTATCAATGGCACGTTCTATGCTGATCTATTTATGATGATGGCAAACGACACGCGATCAGGTATCACTGCAACTGAAGTGGCCGAGCGTCACGAAGAAAAACTGCTTATGCTTGGCCCTGTACTTGAGCGCTTGCATAACGAGATGTTATCTCCAATGATCGAAAACACATTTCAAATGATGGTTGAAGCTGGCATTGTGCCAACACCACCAAAAGAATTGCAAGGCATGGATCTAAACATTGAGTTTGTATCTACACTAGCACAAGCGCAGCGTGCAATTGGCGTTGGTTCTATTGATCGCTTGCTAGGTACAGTTGGCAATATGGCACAACTTAAACCTGAAGTGCTTGATAAACTTAATGCAGATCAGATCGTTGATACTTATGCTGATATGCTTGGCGTTGATCCTAATTTAATTATAGGCGATGAGAATGTTGCAATCGTGCGTCAACAACGAGTTGAACAGCAGCAGCAACAACAAGCCGCACAGCAATCAATGGCAATGGCTGACATGGCAGCCAAGGTTGGTAGTATTGATACAGCGCAGCCAAACGCTTTAACTGATGTATTACAAGGCCTACAAGGCTACACTGGAGCAGTATGATGATTGAACCAACCGCAGTATTATTAAAAAACACTGAGATTGCTATTAAAGATTGGCATCTTGGCCCTGAAAATGTATTGCTGCCAAACGATGAGTATTGGAATAAAGCAGCTGAAATGTGGGGAGTTACTCAAGAGGAAGCACGCCGTAAGATTTGTGCAAACTGTGAGTATTACAACAATACCAGCGCAATGCTTAAAGAAATGGAAGCTGTGCCAATGAATCAGTTTGATCTGAATAATTCAAATGGCCAACGTGGCTACTGTCACAAGCTGCATATCATTTGCCATACAACACGCAGCTGCCAAGCTTGGGAAAAGAAAGACTATGAAATTCCTGAAGAAGAAGTTAGAGATGAGCCAGTAAAAGATATGGCTTCAATTTTATACGGCGATTAAGGGAGATCATTATGCCACTCAAATCAGGTTCAAGCCAAAAGACAATTTCAAAAAACATTAAGACTGAGAAGGCGCATGGAAAATCACAGCAACAAGCTGTTGCAATTGCTTTGAATAAAGCTGGAAAGAAAAAGAAAGGTAAATAATGACTAAGCGCCTTGCAAGTACAGCGTTCATTATCAATGACGAAGAAGAAATTGTTGGCGTTCAAGACGTAAACGATGGTGAAGAACATTTATTTGTTTACCAAAACGATATTCTTGAGATCAAGGCGCTTGTTCATACAGCAGTTAATAAACATAACGGCACAGTAAATAAAGGCCAAGTAGTTTATATTCAAGGATCGCAAGGCCAGCGTATTGCAATGGAGCTTGCACAAGCCAACACAGAATCAACAAGCAGCAAGTCTTTTGGTTTGATGTTTGAAACTACAGCCAAGAATCAAGTTGGCCGTGTTATCACTGAAGGTTTAATTGAAAACGTCAACACCAATGGTTTTAATGAAGGCGATTTGTTGTGGCTAAGCGCTACTGAAGCTGGCGGCTTGACAGCCACAAGGCCAGTTGCACCAAATCACGGCGTATTTATTGGCGTATGCGTGCGTAAAAATAAAAACAATGGTTCAATTTTTGTGAAGGTTCAAAACGGCGTTGAGCTTGATGAGCTACACAATGTGTTAATCACTGATCCGCAAAATGGTGACATTTTAAAATACAACGGAACCACTCACGTTTGGTACAACGCGCAGCCGTAAGCGTTCGGATAACATTGACAACTTAGGATAAGGTATCACCATGACAGAAAACTTTGATCCAGTTGACTTGGTTGGCCAAGAGCAACAGGCAGAAAGAAAACAGAAGGATCGCAAGTTAAGCCGCGATGGCCAAATTGAAGATTTTAAATGGCTGATGAGTGATCAACGCGGAAGAAGATTTGTTTACCGCTTGTTAGAAATGACAGGCGTTTATCGCACAAGCTTTACAGGTAATAGCACCACGTTCTTTAACGAAGGGATGAGAAACGTAGGCCTCATGGTAGTTAATGAGATCCACGAAAATTGTCCCGAATTGTATGCAACTTTAATTAAGGAGAATAGCAAAAATGCCACCTGAAAACGATAGCATTGGCGGTCAAACTAACACTGATTCCGCTAGTGAAAATGTACAAGGGCAGCAATCTACTGATGGTCAACAGCAACAACAAGGTGAAGGTCAAGCAGGTAATACGTTACTTACTACAGATCAAGCACAAGGCGATGCTGGTAACGCTGGCGATGCTGGCGATGGCACTCAAACTGATGCTGGTAACACTGAGGGCGATGGCAAGGCTGACGGCGAAGGCGGTCAAGAGCCAGTCAACTACGAACTTA